ACATATTTAAAAATTTCATTAATCTTGGAACACCCATATTAAATGCCATGTCTACAAGAACCATTTGTCTAACAGCATCTAATTGATTTACTATTGGTTTATTTTGAAGTAATTCTTTTTCTACGATTGCTATGTCATTCATACAAAGATAATAGGCTTCTTCTTCTGTAAGACCATTATCGTAAACATCATCAATAGTTTTGTTTATAAACAGTAGCTCTCCATCCGTAATACCTCTGTCCTGTAGATTACGCCCAATTCCTACCGTATCTATTCCCAAATGATCTTGGTAAACATTAAGAACTATCCCTTCGTGGATAGCTATCATCTTAACTAGTTCATCACGATCATATTTCATTTGAAAAACCTCATAAGTGTGTCTGTTGGTATATTGTATTTAAGTTGTAGTGCTTTACCTTGTTTATTTCTATCTGAACCACTAAAAGTTACATCTAAAAAACCTCCTGCTACTTCTGCGTTCCAGTTTAATCGTACATTAGATTTACTACCTTTTTGACCTGTAAAAAATTGTTTGTTTATGTCTATGCCTATTCTATTTTTTTCGTTAATTTCATATCCTAGTTCTGCACCTAACTGATTTTCTATATTTTTCCAAGTGTTTTCATAAGAACCAAAAATATCACCCTCTGTGTATTTTCTTTTGTTTCTAGTTCTAGCACCATATATAGTTCCCTGCAAAGGGCCTAATGGAAAAGATACATTACCAGATAGTGTTTTAGATGTTTCTTGATTTTTATATCTAGGTTTGTATACTTCATCTATCATTTGTTTATTTTTATTTGAACGAGGTACTAATGATCCTGCGTCTGTAGTTTTACGAACATCATATTGTACTTTACCTTTTACCTTTGATTTATTTATTTTTCTTAAATCAAGATTAACTTTTCTAGTAGGATTACTGTAGCTTGATGATGTCACGCTTTTTTCCTTGTTGTCTTACGTTTTCTACCTGACGCAGTAACAGACCACTTAACTGCTTTAGGTCCTGTTTTCTTTTTAGCTTCTTGTTTGCTTATTCTACTAGCTACTGCTTTTGGTCTACATGCAGGGTAAGGTCTTTTCTTTTTTTCTTTACCAGAACGACCACACTTCTTGCCTGTCTTAACATCTCGCCAATCTTCTTTAAACCATTTGGTTAAACTCATGCGTAAGTGCCACCACGCTTCTTGTAGGTTCGCACAAGCCATGCGTTTGCATATGCACTAGGATAGACCTTAAATTTCTTTTTTGCTTCTGATTTTACTCTAGAATACAATGCAGCATTTTTTGGTTTAGAGCCACTTTTCTTTTTTGTCATGTTATGCCTTCGCTTTCTTTGCTTTAGCTTGTGCTGTTTTAGATAAATCTTTCATGTGGAACAAAGCTTTACTTGATTTGGTATGGTTTTTACCACTGTGCAAAGTGCCATCCTTCATTTTGTGTGTTGAACCTGTGTACAACGTTCCGTTTTTTAAATAGTGTTTTACGCCTTTCATTATTTCTTCCCCATTAGTTTCATTGCTTGTCCTACACCTTTTATTCCAAATGAGCTACTTACAGCTATAAATAAAAGGTACTGATACCAATCAGGCAAAGTATTAAGCACTTCAAAGCCTGTTCGTACATATTCTGTAAATGACGGGATAAAGACTAGTATTGCAGGCAAAAGCAAAACAACCAAAGCAAATTCGTCTTTCCACGAGTTGTCCGTAGCGTCAGCCATAGACTTCTCCCATGCAACTTCTCCTGTTGCCACTTTCTCTGCAACAACTGCTTTAGCTCTAGCTTGTGCTACTTTAGCTTGACCGTCAGCTTTTACTTTCTCTACCTTGCTGTTCATCCAAGAACCTGCAAGATTGGCTATAGGTCCTATTAACGCTGTGAGCATCTACATTCCCTCTTGGTAAATTTACTGTCAATCCACACTTTACCATAATACAAAATAAATAACCACGCAGTAAATAACGCACCTTCTATATAAGATAAATCATTCCACGCATCTAATACCATATTTTCCATTAAATTCTCCCTTGTGACTTATGTAATTGTTTTACGTATTGTCTGTAGAATTTATTGCTTATTTTGTTTAGTATTCTAAACATTGTAAAATTAATTGTTGCTAACATTTCCACCTTCTTCTTGCCTGTCTTAAACGACTGTTAGGATTTTTTGCCGCTTTAGGAAACTTTTTCATTTGCCCTGCACTTCTTGCACAATAGGACTTTCTACGTTTGGCAGCCTTGCTACCTTTCTTTACTTTACCTGTAACTGCTGTCTTGAGCTTTGATCCGGGATTATCCCTCCTGTACTTAGCTACACCTTTTTTAGTCATACCTGCACCCGACTTAGTTGGGCGTTTATGACCACCTTTAATGGTGTGACCTTTCATTGTACCTTTTTCAGACATTGTTACCTCATAATTGTCAAGAGGGCAAGTTGCCCTGCCCTCCCGAAGTTAGTTGTTACGTACCAGTTGTTACACTAGCAGTCTGCTTTGGACCTGTTCCAATGTCACACATAATTGCTATGACTCTAAAACGACCTGCAGTAACGCCTGCACCTAATGCTTTAACTTGAATTGCATCAGCGGCAATAACTGTGTTTATACCTGAAGCTTTTAAACTAAATTGGTATATCGCATCAGCATTACCATCAACACCATCAGCAAACGCATCAATGTCAGTACTTAAACCAACATCGTAGGTTAGACCTGATCCACCTGCTTCAAGAACGTCAAGACATCCACCGATAACAATTGTGTTATCTGGCACATCGATCATCTGTACAACGTCATTTGCAGAAAGGTTCTGATCGGCTGCGTCAAAGATTCTAGATTGAACCATGTAAGGTCTCGGCACATTGCCCGGATGTCCTACAGTTCCACCACCAGTAATGGTATGATTATAAGTAGTCATTAATTAATCCCCCTTACGCAAAGTCTATGACGCCACGAACTATTGCTTCTGGTCTTAAAACTTTTCTACCAAAAACGTGTAGTCCTCTAACGACATCAGAGAATGATTCAGTTGAACGTACCACTTCAGTCTTTGCGATGTGAGACGCTGTAGAAGTACTAGAGATATGTCCTGCCATGATAACGTTCTCAGAAGCGTCTGTAGCGACACCTGATAATGTTACTTGGTCAGTACCTGCTGTACTATTTAATGCAGTAGACTTGTAGCATCTAAATCCTGCAAGTGTACCCGGAGTTGCAAGTCCGTTTCTTAGGTTTGAAGACGCATCGCCAGTTACCTGTACTTCTGCCATCTTGTTACCTGCTTGAAACATCTTCTCGTAGAAGATTGGAGGAGCAACAAACCATCTGTTCTCTTCTGGTACAGATTGGTCATCAAGCACTCTAGCCATTAATAGCATGAGGTTGATACCTGCATCATCTGTTTCTACGTTAATAGGAGCAGATGCTGTACCTAAAGCTGAATTAGTAGTTGTTAATCCACCTGATAAACTTGCATCGTCAGCACCAGCAATACCTGCACCGTCTGACATAGCCTGTAGTATGTTGGCATCAAATTTTCTCTTTAGAGCAAAAGCACCTGAAGAAGTTGCTAATGCTTCAAAGTTGACATGTGAATGTCTTTCTTCGATGTCATCTATTTTAAATGCGAAAGCATTTGCTTGGTCAACGGTCATTGTAATCTGATCGTCTGCCAAGTCTTGTGCGTTAACTACAGAACCTCTTGTGTACGCTGACACAGTAAGTGTTGGTTCTTTTATGATGTTAACAGTGTCGCCAAAGTTTTCAATTTCGCCAGTATAGTCGGTATTCGTAATATCTTCTGCAACCGAAGCTCTACGGAAGAACTTAAGAACTTTTTGGCTAAAAATTGAGGGAGCAAAGTTACCTGACGGTAAGTTAGCGTACCCTGCAGCTGTATCAAAAGCCATTTTCTTATCCTTCCTCTATTTGAGGTTAGTTATTGAGTTATTCGCCCTTCTGCTCGTGCTAAGTCTATTTCTTTTTCAAGTTTTTCAAACTCCCACGCTTTCAGCTTGGCGATGTCGGACATTTTCCAAATCTTCCCTTTTTGATCAGTTGTAGCAACTTCTTTAGGTTGAGTTTTAGTAACTGTAGCTGCCGCATCTGTTCGATTAGATTTAGTAGGTTTTTTAGTAGATATGCCCATCTCTGCTTTGTAAAGAGATACGATCTTGCTTGCCCACGTAGCATCAGTATTGTTTTTATAAATACCATTACTAAGTTGTTCAGGTTGATCATCGAGCCATGCAATAAACTTTTCATTGCTTTTTAACTCACCAAAATCAGGGTGTAAACGAAGTAATTCTTCGTATGCTTTCTCTTTCTTAAGAGTCTTTTCCCTCTCTTTAACGACTTGAATTTCTTCTCGTAGACTAGCAACCGTCTGTTCAGTTTTTAAACCAGAAACAGTTTCCACCACCTCGAAGACATCAGGATATTTTTCTTTAAACTCTTGAAGTTCTTCTGCAGATTTTGGAGCAACAGTTCCTTGTGGTAAACTTTGCATGTTATCTTTAATTGCTTTTATCTCACTAACCATTTGTTCACGTTCACTTTTAAACTCATCAAGTTTAGCATCATAATGTTTTTTTAAATCATCATAACGTTTTTTGTAATCGTGTCCTTCTGGTTGTTTTGTTTCTACGAAACTTGTACTTTCCTCTTGAGTAGCCACCTCTTCAGTGGGGTCTTGAGCTTGTACTTCTTCTTCATTATCGTCTTCTTTATCCACCTCTTCACGATATTTGTTTTTGTAAAGATTTGGATTATTAACTACTCCAAAGGAGTCATTTGGTTTGTTTGCTCTCGCACCTTTTACTTGTGTTGCCATTGTATTTACCTCATTTATTGCAGTGCCACATGGCTGTGGGTAGCTGCTTCGGATGTCAGGGCCAGTGATATTACTGGGTAGCTGACTAATTCTTAAAATAATTTTTTAAGATAATCTAAAAAACCTCCATCATCACTACGATCTTCTACCTCTTTAGGTCGTTTCATAGGTAATGTTACTTCGTTAGGTATCGGGGTTGAAGGTTTAAATTGTTCAGGAGTAATTTTTTCTGCACCTAAAATTGTATCCATCTTAAAATCAGATGGTACGTGATACACATGTAAAGCTTTTTTGTTTTTAGGATTTACTGTTCTATATGTTTCTTTAAAGTGTTTTTTGCTTACTTGTTCTTTGTACCAATCACTTCCTGAAGTAAAGGGATTATAAAAAAACAAAGCGTTGTTTGTAAAATCTTTTCTAGCACCTGCCATAACTTCTTCAGCAATGTTTCTTACTCTAAGATACGTATCATTATCTTTTTTAAATTTTTTAATAGTCTCTCTAAATTTTGTAGGTTCAAGTGCATTAAACTGAAAAATTCTTTCGCCCTTTGCACCTTCATAGGTTCTTGTCAATTCTTCATATATGCTTTTACCAAAACCCGGATACTTTTCTGCGTTTGCTCTATTTATTAAAACGTGAGCCGCACCCTCAAGTCCTTCATCCCCTAAATTTTTAGCTTCCCCCCATATAAGTATGGCTAAAGCATCAGCTAGTGGCATTTTTTTAGCAAGTTTCATAGTTGCTTGTCTTGCTAGTTGTGGAGTTGCGTATTTTTCTTTGTAGGAATCGGCAACCTTGTCTATGGTAAATACACCACCTTTTGCGGCAAAACCTTGACCAGCTTGTACCTTCTCCTGATCACCAGCTTTTTGTCTGCGTTCTACTTCACGCTTACCTTTGTTGTTGATTTTTTCTAGTTTGTCGTAGCCTATAACTTTTGCTACATGTGGTGGAACTACTACTTCACCACGAGAGATTTGTATATCTAATTCTTCTTTACTTGGTATTTTACCAATTCTAAAATTTTTGTCAACCCCTATATCCCTAGTCATGGCTTTTTCGTAGCCTTCAGCTAACATTTTCTGTATACTTAATGATCCTTCATTTTCTACAGCAGGAGCATTAATTACAAATGTACCATCTTTTACTGTTAGGGGTATATCATCTGCGATAGTTGTTTGTTTGTTAAATTTCTCTGGGGGTCCTCCAATAAATCCTGCAGGTTCGGCATCTCCTCTGCCACCTAGTGCAAAGTTCTTTTTACTTCCAATAAATCCACCTTTGGCAGTATAACCTCCTCCTACTCCACCCTGATCTCCCAGACCACTGTCAGAGTCACCACTAGGAGAATGGTCATGTTCTCCACCATCATCAAAACTAGAAGCTGATGCTACAGCAGAAGGAGTTGAATATCCTGCACTCGTAGCTCCACCTAAATCTCCTGTTGATCCTACTGAATCTGCAGCATCTCCTAAATCAGACCCTTTAGTATACTTGTTGTCATATGATCCAGTGCTGGCTTTCTCGGCTAATACTTGAGAAAGAGTTACTGGATTCTTTACAGTATCTTTAAGACGACCAAAGAAATTGTATTGACTTCTTACTCTTTGAAGAGCTTCTATAACCTTTTTATCTTCTTCTCTACCTGCACCTTTTCCAAAATATGTTTCTGCTGTAACTCTGACATCTGACATTGATCCTGCTTTTGAAAATTGATTTCCACTAACGTGATATCCTCTTTCATCGTAACCCCTAAATGCTCCTGTCCTAGATGCAATAGAGTGTTGTCCTGACTCACTGTCAACATTATACCCTAAAGGAGCATAGCCTTTACTAAAAGCTTCAGCCATTCTTCCATACTCAGCATTTACACCAGTATAGGATTTACCATTCGGGGCCCTGCTTACAAGTTGACCCCCTATATAACCAAAAAATCCAGTAGGTGATTTAGCACCTCTATATCCTGTTACATTATTTGCGTTTATTGCAGCCATACTTTGACTAATATTGTTACTTTGTATGGAATAGTTTATGTCCATAACTGTGCCTAAAATTGAATGATCTGGTCTGTATGATGGGTTTCCAAGTGGATCACTTAATGTTTTACCTGTAACAAATCCTGTTGCTCCACCTGTTATAATTGGACTCATTCCCAGATATGCTAAACCTCTTTTAGCACCCGATTTAAGTAAGGAAGTTAATCCTCTTTTAGAAGCTAGTGATTTTACATCTTCTTTTGCTTCTTTTCCACTTTGAGGAACGGCAGCAAGTGATATTCCAAAGTTTTTATTTAGGAAACTGTCACTTCTATCTTTAAAACCTGCATTTTGTAAGGATGTGTTGTAATCTATAAAATTATTTTCTAAATCTAATATAGAAGATGAGCTATTTAAATTACTATCAAAACCTGCCGATAAATTTGTTAAATTGGATATTGACATAGGATCATCATCCCCACTATCAGTAACACCAACTTGATTTACACTAACTTGTTTACTTTCTTCTTCTTTACTATCTGTAGGCGACCTTCTTGACAAATCTGCTTTAATGCCTGTAGCATCTAGTGATTGATCATAATAATCAATGTATCCCGTTCTGTATTCTCTTCGTGATACTTTTTGTTTATTTCTATCGGGTTGCCCAAAAAAATCACTAGCAAAATCTAAAGTGTCAAATATACTAGACATTCTTTATAACGTCTCCATGACTATTCTTCAAGTTGAGGAGCATTTCCAGTAAAGCCAGCTTCCCCTGCAGTTGGCGTAGCTCCGACTCCGATTGTGCCGTTACCAGACCCTTGATTGTCAGTTCCTTCAGGTCGTTGAGATACTCCACTAGGTTGACCCATTCCTTGCTGTTGATTATTGGGGTTAGCACCCTCGCCTGTTCCTTGTTGAGCATCTGGCATCATTCCTTTCAGCATTTCTGCATATATTTGAGCTTCATTTGCATCATTAACTAAGCTATCAGGATCAATATCTTGAGCTATTGCTAATTCTTTCATTAAATTCGGTATTTTAATAAATGGTGCAAGCATAGGGTTTGCTACCGTCTGTAGTAAAGATGTCAAACGCTGACTTCTCACTTCTTTTTGCATTACTGCTGCTACCCCACGAGGTTTAATCTCCAGATCACCCTCTATGTCATCCACATTTTCATTAAACTGCATGTTCCACTGAAAATACGCTTCACCAATTGGTTTTAATAAGTTATCATCTATATTTTTTATAACTGTCTTCATGGCAAGACCTGCAGAACCCATTAACATTGATAAACCTGCTGCAGTTCTACCTGTTCCTGTTACTCCAGTTTGTCCGTGCATAATTGATGGTATGCCCGTCTCTTCATCTGCAAGTTGTCGAGATATCTGATACATCTGTATATTCTCGCCTGCAGTGTTTGGAAACTTAAGACCATTGATTGCAGTTCCTGTTACGCCCGACTGTCTTCGGAATATTTTTCCGGGAAATATGTCCATGTTCTGTCCGGGAACTAAGCTTGCTTCGTCTACATCAAATACAAGATTACCTGCAAGTGCTAAGTTATCAATAGCCATTCTTACGTGACCATTCATAAGTAGCTGTGCATCTTCCATGTTCTCTGCAACACCAACTCCCCACAATTGATAAGGATTGATTTCAAATGGAAATGCTTGAAAAGGTATTCTAGCAGGAGTAAACGGATTTGCTACACAACGAATAACCATGTTGCCACACACCCACACATTTACTTGTACCTGATCAAATTCTGACATTTCATTAACGCCATCCATGCCCACTTCGTTAGCATACTTTTTGTCGATAACTCCCCAGTATTCAAGAACTTCAAATCTGTTTTCTAAAACATGTGGCTCAGTTTCATCTTCACGAATAGTGTCTTCATAATATTTATCTTCATAATTTGCACCTTTAGAAAGACACTCTTCAATTGCTTCTGCGTCAAAGTACGGTCTTTGTATCAAACCACGAAGTTGTTGACGGTTCATACGATGTCTTTGTATTACGTACTCACAGTCTTCGATACTTGTTGCCGATGGATCAGGGTGAAAATCCCACACAGATACATATTCTATGCGAGGTACAACTTTTTCGTAGGGAACATAGTTTCTTTGCCCGTTTTCATCTCTTTCCCACTTGTGAACTTTTTTGTAGAAATTAAATGGTCCTTTAATGATTCCCGTACCTAACAAAGATGCTTCAAAAATAGCTTGCCTAAACACACTGACTGCATTAGTATCGAGAAGCTGATCGTGAATACACTTCTCCATCCGTAGTGCCATCTTCTGCGCAGGTTTAACTTGAGGTTCTGCCATTTTAGCAGGACCTTTAACTAACATGTCTGGAAATTCTTTATCATAACTTCCAAGTTTGTGAGGTTGATCAGCCTGTAATGCTCCGGGTGGAACTTCTCTTCCATCTCCTTCAAACCCATATGGGTCTACTGGTTGATCTTCATCAAGAGGTGTCTTCATGTGAGCAAACTCTTCTATACCTTCTGGCATAGGAGTAGGTTCAACAACCACTGGGAACTTTTTATTAGCAAACAGAATATCTACTATTTGCCCATACGCTGCAAGAACCTTAGTTTTGGTTATTTTAATGAAAACTTTGGAACGTTCAGAATCACGATACTGTGTCGTTGAATCGTAGATACCCCTGAAGTTTTTAAAAGATTGTAGCCATCTGTGTTCATGGGTACGTCTCCCATTTTCAGAATCCTCAAACTTCTTTTTTACGTAGCCTGCTAGTCCGGGCATTTGCTCGGATGGATTAGCTATAGGTACGCCAGTATCATCTTCAGGTTGAAGAAAATTATCAGACATGTATTTACCTTACTTAGAAGTAGTTTTTATTGTCAGCCATTGTGTTGAAAGAAGCTTCAACAGTTGGTTTAGACTGTTTCTTTGGCATATCAGATTGCAAATCGTAGTTACCCATCTTTGTGTCAAAGTCTTTACCTTCACGAGTTAAAGGTGCATCTGGTGCGTTGTAAGCTGTTTTATCGGAGTTCATTACATATGAAGGTCCGTAGTTGTAGTTATTGTCTGGCATAGTTGTCTCCTATTCTGCCTTGTTTACAAATCCCCCAGAAGCATAACCTCCAGATAGATTCAATGATTGCCCTGTTAACGAGCCTGTAAGTGCATCTAAGAAAGACCCACTATCACTTATTGAAGAATCATCTCTAGCTTTTTCAGCTACAAATTCTCCAGCTTGTTCAAATTCTCTAATTCCAATTGGTAGAGGATTAGCTGCTTCTGCAAGTCCTCTTACTCCAGATTCAAATTCACCTTTGCCTTCGTCTTTAGACATTTGGTATTCTAATCCACCTGCAACGAGAGGAGATGACTTGGCGATATTCGATGCTGCTATCCCAGCAGCAGTAAGAACGGCTTTTCCTGTTTTAGATGTGGCTGCCTTAGTCACACCCCGTTTTAACTTTTGTATTCTTGTTAAAGCCTTTTTTTCTGGTGGTCTATTATCTTTAATGCCAGCTTTATTTAACTCAGCTATTTCTTCTTCGCTAAAATCTTCAAAACTCATTGCTTTTTTGTCGGTTACATCTGTAAATGTACCTTCAATAGTAGCAGATTGATCGAGAACAGGTGCATCAAAATAATTTTCAAATCCTTTTGTTGCTTTTGTTATTCTAGCAGTTTTTCCTGATATATCGTAGTTATATTTTTCTAAAGAAGGCTGAAAGATTGAACTTATTTTACTTGCTTGCTGTGCATCAAAACCTTTTGGGTCAATGTCTCCGGGAAAGTCTGTAGCGTAAGTTACAACTTCTCCGACTGATCCTTGTGCAGCAGATACAAGACTTCTACCTTGTAGATAGGCTATTCTCTCAAAAGCAACTCCTGATTTTTGACCTATCTTTGTGTGTATATTTCTAAAAAGACTTGATCCTCTTTTTCCGGGAACATCTTTACCATCTGGAGCTAGGCTATCATAATATTTATTTGTAGAAGCATCAAACAAGATATCTTTTATCTTTATCTTCTTTAATAAATTAGTCATATCGCTTGATGTTACAACTTTACCATCAGGCTTTACAAAAAATTGATCGTTGACTACCTTGCCATCAGCGATACGCTTTTGAAGAATGGAATCTGCAAGAGGACTTAAAGGAACATTTATTCTTCTTCCTTTTGCTCCTTTAGTTTCAGCATCAATGTATATAGCACCACTTTCAGGAAAGTAAACTCCTCCCACTTTTAATCCTGCTGCAGCGTTAGGTCTTAATCCTGTATTTAAATTAAATAACATAGCATCAGCTATGGCTTCTGTCTTAGGGTCTAACTTAAACTCTTGAATCTTAGAAAACAATTCGTTCATTGTTTCAGAATTTACTTTAAGAGATACTAAAGATTTAGCTTTAGCAGGCTCTTCAATTCCAAATATCTTTAAGTTTTTTTCGCTGTTACTTTCTTTATCAGGTAAAAAATTATACAGATCACTAGACTCTGGTATTATAGACTTTAACGATAGACCAACTTGACGCAAGTTTTGCATAGGTTGTTTTAGTCCTACAGAATCTACATCTATACTAGTCAGTGTTCTATTAAGTAATGTTTTTCCGTTTTTATCAGGAGTAAATAATTGAAGAGCCGATCCTTTTTTATCAGCAATATCCTTAAATAGCTTTACGCCTTCTGTGACAAAACTAGAACCTCTTTTATTTTTGTTTGCATAAGAAGTTAAAACTTCTCTTAAGGTGGAATCTTTTGTTATTTCTGCCATTTATTTAATATCCAAATGTTTCATTTTGTACCTGATAGACTTGAGCCTTAATGCCATTAAGCGTTTCGTGAATTGCTGCATACCCTGTCATTCTTGTCATCAACATATATCGCAGTGCATCGTATGCGTGATCTTCTGCTTTAGTATCTACGTCTTCGCTGTTAGTCTTGGAAAGAGGAATTGCTGCCAATTGCTTGATAGTGTTGCTACAATTAGAAAACACTCGTAATCTCGGTTCATTTGTTCTTGGGTCATCTGCAAGCCTACGATGTATTTCCATCTTACCTTGTATTCTGTTACGATCAGATGGTGTCCAACGAACACCACATCTCATCATTGTTTCTGCTATGGAAGGACCAAACCCTGTCTTGTTCCAACAAGAAGCATCAAGTACTGTGTAGTGAGGGAGAGGGTCGAGTTGCTCTGCTTCTAGTATTCTATCGGCTAATTGTTCTGCTGTCAACTGTTTTACGTATAACTCCCGATAAATCCAGATATTATTATCCCAATCAATAGCACCCCAAAGAACGCAAGAAGGACTCGCATACCCGTAGTCAGCCGCCCTGATACGGGGCCAGTTAGTTGGCAATTGGAAGCTCTCCACAACATGTTTAACCCTGCTAAATTCTGGGAAGGCTGCACCATCGGCTACATCCCAATCCCCGTCAAGTAATCTTTTCCGTTCTATCTCTGGTAGTGAACGAAGCATCGCTTCATATTGTCCATCTGCCATAAGGAACGGGTTGTCTGTTAGTCTCGCAGGAATGAACCTACGATAGAACAAAGGTTGACCTTCCTTTTCGTGTCCTTGCGGCCACGTGAACGGTCTACCTGTTTCGACATCTGCTGCAGGGAACGGTTTGTTGTGTTCACCTACGTCAATGTACATCTTCTTAATCCACCACCCACCGATTCCACCCGGATTCGCTGTACACCTCATATACAAACTTTGTTGTAGTTCGGGATCGGTGCTTCTCAGTCTTGATCTCAGGTAATCCCACACGTAGGGTGTTGGGTATTGGGTTATTTCGTCTATCCCGATCCAGTTGAAAGCTTGTCCTTGAAATCGGGTTACATCTTTGTCTTTGTCTAGATAGGTAAACCAGATTGTTGCTCCAGATGGGAAGTGCCACGTTGACTTTGACTCCCTAAACTTTGCACCGGGAAACGCTTTGGGGTACAGTTGACGGGATTTGTCTATTAACTCAGTAAGTTCGTCAAGAGTACGCCTAAGAAGAAGACCCCTATGATTAGGATTAGTGCAATAACGAAGGGGGTCTGCCAACAAGGCGAAAGATTTTCCCCCACCAGCAGCACCTCCATAGAGAACATCTCTTTCACCCGATGACAAAAACTCTTCTTGAGGTCCTTCATTCGGTTGAAACACGATTTCCCGATTGCCGACAATTTCTTGCACAGGTGGAGGAAGGCTTGCCAACTCCCCTGTATCGATAACGGTAGTTGCATCTCCCTTAAGAGCTTTCTCAACTTTACCAACTTTCTCTTCAAGCTTTCTGGCATATCTTCTTTTACTTTCTGCTACTTTGGTTACTTTGTCTGCACGTTTCTTAGCATCACGTAACCTCTTTTGTGTCTGTCGTCTGGCTTGTTCGGCTCTGGACAGAAAATATCTTTGCTTTGGTGCTTCGGGGTCTTTCTTAGGGCGACCCCTCTTTGGTGCATCGGTCATCTATATTCTTTTAAGGCGTTTACCTTTAGGTCCTGAACCACCTTTTATTGAAAGGTCTTTAGGGTTGACTCCCATTCTAGGTTTACTCTTAACCTTATGCCCCTTACCACCTTTCATAAGTTCAGCTTGAGTTTTAAATAAATCATAGTAAGTTTTACCTACGTATGCTCCACCTGCCCCTAGCAATACTCCTGCTGTGTTCATTAAAGCATCCCCACTGCCTGCTTTACGTGGTTGTTGATATCTCGATGCTTGAGGATCATTTGAATACATTTTGTTTTTTTTAGCCATCTATAATTACCTCTTCTTTGGTGAGTTGTAATATCTTTTTTTAAGGTCTTTACGAATTGCATCTTTACTTATAAGCATCGGTTGTTGTATCTTTGTTATAGGGCCTTCACGTTCTGCAGCACTCGCAAAGCTTTTTGGTTTTGCTACAAGAATGTTACCTTTTTTATCTGTAGTTGTAGGTAATCCAGTTTTTGCTGACGGGTTGTTTCCTGTCAGGAACTTTTCTATTTTAGCACTATCTGATGAAGTAAAATAATGTAGACCTTTTGCATCTACACCAGAACTTTTAAAAACTTTAGACTCACCAGTCTTTTTATTTAGGATTGTTCGTACTTGTTGTTTTTTATTATATATCCCCACCGATTACGACCTCTTTCTTTTTTTAAGCTTCACGTTCATCTTTTCTTTGGTATCTTCCATACATTTTTTCTTGTCTGCCTAACCTATCGTACAGTCGTTTTGATTCAGCATCCTTGAAAATGTCACTTGGAACTGGCTCTGTGGGATCATAGGCATCTTTATTTATTTCTCTCATTCTATAGTGATCAGCTTTTCTTTTCTTTTTCTCCATTGACTTCTCTAACACCGTTGCTTTTCTTGGTTTCTGATACCTTGATGCTTGGGGATCGTTTGAATATACTTTGTTAGCCATCGATTACTACCTCTTTCTTTGGTGGCAGCAACACAATACCGTGAACTGCCTGTACATTTACGTTGGTTGTTTCCTGTTTTCCCAGACCAACCCTGTTTAAAAGCGATTCTGCAGCCCTGAAGCGTAGGTCGTCTCCTCTTTCGGGTACGGGGTTGTCTATTGTCGTTACTAGGCGTGTAGCAGCCTTAAAAGCGTGCATAGACAGTATGTTCTTTGTGCGATTGATTATCTCATCGGCTAAACTGGTCTTTAACCACGTTACGCTGCCCTTTGAGTAGCCTGCAGATAGTGCAGCATCGGTGACATTGCCACCATTCTCGAACAGATTGGTTAGAAATTCTTCTTGTTGTGGTGATATTTCACGCTGGTTCGTCTTTTGTGGTAGTAAATTTGTCACATCTATACGCTTTTGGTTGATAACTAGGTAGATATTTAGGTAAGTCTACTGTTATTTCTACAATTCGCTGCTTACATAGCATTTCTGTAGCATAAGGACCTCGTGTATCCTTTAATTCATTACAATTGTCAGGGATATACGCCATTCCTACGTGGCAAACGAGTACAAATGCTTCAAACACGGTATTTTTCCTATTAAAGTAAGTCAAGAACCTTTCAGCTTGAGCCAAAGCACGAGATTCAGTTTGGTTGCTGCTGCTCGAAACTGGTCTTGATACA